AAAAGGGCGCAAAAGGGCTACTGTATTTTGTACGTCATCTGCACGTCATACGCACGTCATTTGCACGTCAAGAACCTTCTTTCTGGCTCTTTCGACGTACTGTTGGACGGTGCGCCTTGACAACCCCAATCTATCACCTATTTCCTGAAATGTCAACCCATGCGCCATATGCAAGAGCCAACAGGTCAATTCCCGTTCCGTCATCACCGCCACGCAGTCGATCAACCGCTGTCGCTCCTCATCCGTCATTGGTTCCATCCGCGCGATCAGCTCCCGCCGGCGATAAATGTCCCGCCGCTCTGCTCCCTTCCGGCTCCCCGGCCGGCGTCCTCGGCGCATCCAGTCCAGCGAGTAACGCATGTCCGACAGCATGCCGGAGACAGTGCGGGCTTCGTCAGCCTCGTCCGGGTTGGACCGGTCGAGGGATCGGTGATATTGGCTCAGATACCTGACGCCGGCTGTGTACTGCTCGATCAGTTCGGTGATATTCACTTCTGGCTGGCACCTCCCCACGGCGTCAAGTGTTTGATCCGCTCATACGCCTGCCTCCGATACGCTCCGCGCGTCAGGTAATACCGGATTACCTCCGTCCGGATCGCCTCTTGGTGGCCGCGGCACAGCGGCACAAGCGCCCAGGTCGCGCTGGCGAGCATAGTGCAGCCGGGATAATTACACTGGCGGTTCATGTTCTCCCTCCGGAGGCTCCGGCAGCGGCATCCAATGCGTGACTGCAGCTTTGCACCATTCCACGTTGCCGGAAAAATTGCCGCCCAGGATGTACCACTGCCCGCTCATGAACAAGCCAATATCCCGGCCCCATTCCGCATAAACGAGATACCTTCCCGCCTTCTCCGGCTGCCGTTCTTTAACGCTGATCCAGCTGCGTTCCTCCCGAAGTCTCTTCAGTTCAACCTCCAATTCTTCGACTTCGCAATATGGGCATATCCGGTAATACCAATCGTGCTTGCACCACGGATTACCGTTCACTTTTCTGTGCTCGAAAATGCTGCCCATCAAAACTCACACCTCCCATTCCTGCAATCAACTCCGTAAACAGCCGACTCATCCACCAGATGCCCGTCATCTGCCGTGGCATCGACGCTGATTTCAAAAACCCCGTCCCATAGCTCCCGGATCTCACGAGCCTTCGCTACCACGGCGGCCTTTTGGCGGGGCTGCAGGACGATGTCCATGGCTTCCTGGTAGTGCTGCTCGGCCAGGCGGTACGCTCGGGCGTGGAATTCGTCCATCAGATGCCAGAACTCGCGGTAGCCGAGTTTACGGACCTGCTGGTAGAAAGCGCGTTTGTCTTCGCGGCTCATACCACCATCGCCTCCCGTACCCGCTCAATCCTCGCCTTCACAGCCTGCATCAGCTCTTCCTGCCCGGTCGCCTTCCGTTCGATCGCCTCGACCGCTTCCTCGTCCATCGTCCCCTCAGCCACCAACCGCATGACCACGATCCCGCGGGTTTGGCCTTGCCGATGCACCCTGGCGTTCGCCTGCAGGTATTCCTCGAGGCTCCAGATCTGGTCGAACCACACCACGGTCTGGCAACTCGACTCCTGCAGGTTCAGCCCGTGCCCGGCCGATTTCGGATGAAGCACCAATAACGGAATCTCATCGTTGTTCCAGGCCCGGATGTCCTCTTCCCCATCTTTTCCTTTCCGCAACACCCGGGCCTGCGGGAACCGCCGACGAATCCGGTCCAGGCTGTGCTGGTAGTAGTAGAACACCATGACCGGCTTTCCGTTCGCCGACTCGATAATGTCCTCCAGCGCGTCCAGTTTCGCATCGTGGATGTGCTTCACCCCTCGCTCCTCGTCGTACACAGCGCCGGAAGCCATCTGCAGCAGCTTGTTCGACAGCACAGCCGCCGTGCTGGCCACGACGTCAGCGTCGGCAAACGGCAGAAGCAAATCGCGCTCCAGCTTCCGATACAGCACCCGGGCCGTATCCGACAGCCGGATCGGCACGCTCCGCTCGACCAGCGGCGGCAGCTCTAACCAGTCCTCGGCCTTCATGCTGACCACGATGTCGCCGATCGCCTCGTAGATCCGCTGTTCGGCTTCGGCCTTCGCCTTCCACTCGGTGTAGCTGCCTTTCATGATCGGGATGAAGAACCGCTCACGGAATCCCGTGATCGTCCGTCCCAGACGTTCGCCTTGGTCAAGAAGATAGATCTGCGCCCACAGGTCCATGAGGCCGTTCGGCGCCGGCGTGCCGGTCAGCTCCACCAGCCGCCGTATCATCGGACGCACCCGACGGAGTGCCCGGAACCGCTTCGACCGGTGATTTTTAAAGCTGCTGGACTCGTCGATCACCACCATGTCAAACGGCCACTGGCTGCCGTATTCGGCCACAAGCCACTCCGTGTTTTCCCTGTTGATGATCCAAATATCCGCGTCGGCTTTCAGCGCTCGCCGGCGCTGCGCCGCAGAACCCAAAACCTTCGAAATCCGCAGATGCCGGAGGTGATCCCACTTCTCGATCTCCCGCGGCCAGGTGTTTTCCGCCACTCGCAGCGGAGCGATGACCAGAACCTTGTTCACGTCAAAGTAGTCATGCAGCAGAAGGTCGATCGCCGTCAGCGTAGCCGACGTCTTCCCGAGGCCCATGTCGAGAAGCAAGGCGATGTACGGTGTATCGATGATCCGCTGGATGGCGTATTCCTGGTATTTGTGCGGTACGTACTTCACCCGCTCACCTCCCGGATGAATCTCACGATGTCCTCGACGGAATCGATCTTGTAATGCCGGTGCCCAAGCTGCTCCAGCTTTTGCTTCCACTTCCGTTGCAGCGGTGTCAGCGGCCGCCCCGGCGCCTTCAGCTCGACATAAACCGTCCGGCCGCCAGGAAGAATTACAATCCGATCAGGAACCCCACGATTCCCCGGACTTGCCCATTTCGGCGCCAGGCCGCCCAGCCGCTTCACTTCACAAACCAGGCGCTGCTCCAGGACTCTCTCTCGCATTCCGCGGCCACCTCAAACTTGATCAGTGTTTCACGCGCGCGCGCGCGTATTTCTCTATTTTCGCGTTTAGCATATGTGCGCACATATGCTAACCCATTCTCTTTTCTCTTTTAGAAAATTTAATGTTACTACTGATACAAAACCTGAAATCCCTAGAACGGTAATGGTTTTCCCCGTATCAGTAATTTTTGATTTACTGTTACACCACTGTAACAACTGATACGGCTGTGTATCAGTTGTTACAGTTAAATTTCTCTACTGATACGGCTTACTGTTACGGCTGATTGCTCCGCTCAAACACGGTTTGTATTCCGTATTCCGGAACCCGGACCCGTCCTTTTCGCTCCGTCCATCCCGGCATGCGGCGCATGATTTCCACGATCTCCTTCGCCTCCCACGGCTTCATGGATCCTTTTTTGTTTCCCAGGCATTCCACCCAGATCTGGGCCGCACACACCCGCTGCCGTTTTCGCCCGGTCGGCCGGTCCAGCTCGTCCAACTCCTCGCTTTCAAGCCACTCCTGGATGATTCCCTCCCGCGGATCGGTTTCGGTATACATCGCTTGTTGCCTCTCCGCCTCCTCCCGGGCTTCCTTATCCAGTTCCAAGCCCTCGCCCGCCCTGAACCACGTAAGAACCTCCGCCCAGATTTGCCCTACCAGCTCGTCCGTGAGGTGCTCCCAGTGGTTCAGTTCTGCCCTCTTCGGGTCCACCTCCACCGGCCAAAATCTACGGTTTCCGGTGGTGTCTCGGAGGAACTCCCGCGTGTTGGTCGTGCCGAAAAACACGCATTTCCGCGGGAATTCCGACACCTGCCGGTCATAGGCCACCCGGTAGCGGTCCTCCGTCTTGGACAGGAAGGCTTTTACCTCCTCAACCTCGGACCGCTTCATCGCGGAAAGCTCGCTGATCTCGAAGATCCAGCCATTTTGCAGGTGTTCGCCGGCCTCTTTGTTCTCAAAGGTCTTGAGCGAATCAGAAAACCACTTCCGGCCGAGCTTGGCGAGCAGCGAGCTTTTGCCAGCTCCTTGCGGCCCGATCAGGACGAGCATCTGGTCGAACTTGCATCCGGGTCGGTACAACCGCGTCACGGCCGCAAGGAGCATCTTCCGTGTCACCTGGCGGACGTAGTGCGTATCAGCGGCGCCCAGGTACGTAATGAAGATCCGTTCCGCCCGCGGCACGCCGTCCCAAACCTGCGACTCCAGGAATTCCTTGATCGGGTGAAACCGCCGCCGGCGCGTGACCTCGGTAAAGGCGTCGAGAATGGCCGCCGCACCCCGGATGTTGTATTTCTTGCCGAACCAGTGCCGGAGCCGACGGTCGTCTTCCGCCAACCAGGGCTCGTATGGAGCGTCCGGCCGCAGCCGCTTCCGCCAGGGCAGGTCCTTGCGGATGACTTCCGTATTGGCAAATTCGTCATACGCAAGGACGCCCTTCCACTCGCCGCGGGACAGGATGATTTCAATGTTACCGGGCGTCGGCAGGATCTCGCCGGTCCGCTTGTGCCGTTCAAGCAGCTCCATCCAGCTGTCGTCGTCTTCCTCATCGTCGTCCGCCTCTTTTTCCAGCTGCCGGGCGATTTCCTCATACTCCCGCTGCCGTTCTTCGGTCATGAGGCGTTTCACTGCCGGATCCTGGGCGGCGAAGGCGCACATGGCGGCGTAGCTCGGGAGTTTCGTGACGTTCGTCGTCTCCGCCGCGTCGTCGTCCAGGTGGCCAAACTTGTGAATCCGGACCAAATCGAACGCGTTGACCTCCCGGCCGCCCACCGGGTCGCTTTGGTGGTGCGAATAGGCGAATGTGTCGTTGTCATAGACCACGAGCCCGCCGTGGCCGGTGCCGTGGGCGTAGGTGTATCTGGTCAGGCTGTCGTCGACCGGCACGTAGACGTCCGGCAGAAACGTAGCGATCGCCTGGCTGATCGTGTAGGCCCGGCAGAAGGCGCCGACGAGGCCGCTTTTGGTGTGCGGATCCTCCATCTTTTTGGCCGCCTGCCGCGCCGGCTTGTCCTCGTCCGGATGCCGCGGCCAGGACGAAAAGTCCTGCCAGTCGTCGTATTCCGCGAGCACCCGGTCCACGTCGATCGGATCGCCGTCGTAGACGTGCAGCACCGGCTCGGCGTCTTTGCTGCAGCTCGGCAGGTACATGAGCCGGTGCACGTCGAACGTGGTGCGGTCGAAGTAGTGCATCCCGATCCAGTCTGCGATCTTGCGGGCGACGGCGCCGTATTCGTCCGGGCTCATCCGCCGGCTGGCCGGGGCGATGAGGCGGTATCTTGGCCTGTGTGGCCGGTGGCTGTGGGTCGAATAGACGACGTAGGCATGGCCGCCCAGGGCGAGTTCCGCGGCGAACAGGAAATCCTCGTCGGCGTGATCGGCGTCAAGCGTGATGAGGCTGCGGGACTCCACGTTCTGCTTCTTCCGCCGGCCGCCGCGGATGAAGCCGCCCACGAATGCCGGGCCGTTCTTCACCTTGTCCCTGGCCGGGGCGCTCATCCGGTCGTACTCGGCCATGGTTTCGCTCGTCCGCCGGACCTTCCGCAGCCGGTCGACGAACTCTTCCCAAGTCAGGTATTCCGGTTTCCAGTTGGTATCTTCCCGGCGCTTGCCGAAGCTGATGTCGAGTTCCATGTTGACACCCCGGTCATAATTCGACTTTGCGGAATGGCATGATCAGCACGTCAGCATTGGTGTCATCCGTAATAAGGATCGGGTTGGTCGACTCGCTGAACCGGACCTTGACGGCGCCGAAGTCAAAGGGAATTTCCAGGAATACGCCCAAGGCGTTGACGAGGTATTCCCCGTTCAGATGGATTTCGGGGAACCTTTCGCCGGAGAATTTTCCGAAACGTCCTTTGAAAAGGATTGTGCTTTCCGAATTTTGTGCCAAGAGCATGATGTCCCCGAAAGAATTGACCATCTGAACGAGCGGCAAATGTTTGTTGATTTTCAACGCAATGGAGAGAGCGCAATCCGCAGCGAGGAAGGCCTGCTTGAGTTCTTCGTTGTCGGTGAAAGTAAATTCATCGCTGAATTTGGCGTTCGCAAACACCTCAGCGATGTTCGGGTATTGTCCTTCGATTGGAACCCCTGTTTTGGCATGAAGCGTGACAGGTGAATCGAAATTGTGAGCGTTTCGGATTCGGAGCGCATAATTGCGGTTGGTAGCGTAGATGGAACCGTCCGCCCCGTAATGAAGGCCTTCCAGGATTGGTGAGGCGGCTTTGCCTTTGCTGACAAACTTTTTTGCGTGTTTACCCAGGATGATTTCCTTGAACATGACCAATCACCTCAACCCACGAACTTGATCTCGTCGGGCACATGTCTTTACACCCGTGTTCCGATCCGATTATGAGCGTTTCCGGATCGACATAATGGAAAGCGTAATACCAAGGGTCGCCGTTCGCTCCGGTCGGCCTGGAGACGAAAAGGAACGTGCGGTTCACCCGACCTACGTATTCCAGCCAGAAGCCGTCTTGCATCTCGAAAGCGGTGCGGGATTTGCTGCCGATCTTCGTGATTCGGTCTCTTGGTACGATCAGCTGCTCCCCAAGCTGGACGGCTTCCGGTCGTATCGACTCTCCTTCTTCGAGCATCCCGTACATGGCGCCCCATTTCAGGACGGTAATCATTTCGCGGCTTCCTCGATCAGCCGGTCGATGTACCAGCGGGCCTTTCGGAGATCCTCCACGCCGCCCTTCCGGCTCCAGCGCCACAGGTACTTGATGGCGTTGCCGGTGCAATACGCGGCGCCCCCGGTGAGACCTACCGTCGCAGCCTCGATCGCGTCAATGCACTCCACCTTGCCGGCGGTGTAGTGAGCGGGGTGGTTGATCGGATCGTGGTCGGTTTGGGCTGGGGTGGAGTCGTCGATGGCTTTTTGGATGGTTTGCAGGAGCACGGCGCGTTCAGCGTCCAGCTCCGCCTCGAGCCGGCTGACGGTCTCCTCCAGTTCCTTGATCCGGGCCGTTTTCTCCGCGAGCAGCTGGTCGAGGCGTTCAACTATCGCGTCCTTTTGCAGATCCTGCTGCAAATCTTGGGAGAACATTTTTTCTGCGGTTTCCTTATAAGGGTCCGATTTAGCCGGCTGCGTCTGTTCAGTTTTTAGCTGCTCCAGTTCCCTCTCCTCGTCTTCCATTTCCCGGATTCCCCACTCTTTGAGGGTCCGGTAGAATTTTGTGGAGTTGTTCCGGAAATGTTCCCGCTGGATTGCGGCACGGCCCTTGCCTTCGAGCCGCAGCCGTAGATACTCCTCCCTGGTCAGTTCCGCCACGGCGGCTTCCTCCTTTTCCTGATCACTTTTCTTTGGCTTGGGGAAAACGAAAGGCGTTTTCTTGTTCTCCGGACTGGCGAGGTGCTGGAGATACTGCTTGAGTTCCTCCGGGCTCAGCTTGTAGGTGATTACCGGTCCGGATCCGCGAGATTTCAGCTCGACATCGCGTTTCGGTACGGGTGTCCCGTGAACTCCAGAAGATCGACCAGGCAACATGCCGCCCACCCCTCAGTCATCCTTCTGGTAAAACTCGCATTCGAATCCGGCCGCGGCGAGCGGGAGCCCCGGGGCCCAATCGATCGGTCGGCTCATGATCTCTGTGACTTCCTTGACAGAGCCGGTCCCGATCGGCACGTCCAGTATGATTTCGTCGTGCACATGCATTACGATGTCGTACCCTGCCGCGTCCAGCCGGCGCATCGCTTCGGCGAGACAGTCGCGAGCGATAGCCTGAACGAGATTTTCCACGAGCGTCCCGCCCCAGGTACGCACCTCAACCCACTTGTTTTTCTGCGTCTTGTACACGAGGCCGTCTTTTCCGAATTTCAGATCAGGTCGGATCTCCGGGCTTTGATATGCTAGGCTTCGCCCGCTGGGCAGGTCCGCGAACAATACGCCGGACTCATATCGGTACCGGACGCCGTGCGCCAGTTTGACCGTCGTTTTCTTTTGCACGGCTTGAATGGCGGCCTCTTCGGTCGCGTACCACAGCCGGACGATGTTCGGGTTTGCTTTGCGCCACTGGCGGACGATTCGCGGGTAGTCATCGGAATCGATTTCTTTTTTGGAATCCATCTTTGCCATTGCATCCGGTCCCCCGCCGTATCCGCAGGCCAGCACGGCCACTTTCCCCTTCGCCCGCAGCTCGTAGTTTGGATGCCCCTTGACAATCGTCTCAATGGGCACCTTGAACATCATGGCGGCCGTCGCCTCGTAGATCTTCCCATGGTCGCGGAAAACGTCGATCACCCATTTTTCGTCCGCTAGCCATGCCACGATACGCGCCTCGATGGCCGAGAAGTCCGCGACGATGAACCGGCAACCTGGCGACGGAATGAAGGCCGTCCGTATTAGCTGCGACAGGACGAACGGCGGCGGGCCGAAAAGCATCTCCAGCATCTCGAAATCGCCACTTCGAAGCGTTTCCCGGGCAAGTGTCAGGTCCTTGATCTTGTTCTGCGGCAGGTTTTGCACCTGGATCAGCCGGCCGGCCCATCGCCACGTCCGCCCGGCGCCGCAAAACTGGAGAAGTCCCCGGGCCCGTTCGTCGGCGCACATGCTGCGTTCCATGGCGTGGTATTTGTCCACGCTGGTTTTGGACAGGGCTTGTCTCAATTCCAGCACCCGCCGCGTCTCTTCGTCAGGTGCCTGGTCAAGCAGGACCGGCATTTGTTCCTTACTCAGGCCCTCCGAGGCATCGACGCCCCGTTCTGCAAGCCACTCTTTGAGCTGCTCGACGCTGTTCGGGTTCTCCAGTCCGGTTAGCTCCTTGGCCTCGGCTATGAGACGCTCCTCATACTGCGCATCGCAGGCTATGGCTTGCCGGAATAGCGTCGGATCGAGCCGGACGCCGCGGTCGTTGATTTCCTGATCCAGCGCCCACAGCTCCCATTCGTGGTCAGGAAGCGGAAATCGCTCCAAGAACCGCCGGATCTCCCGTTCCACGACCACGTCCTGGCGGTTGTACTCGATGAATTGGCGCCACTTCTCCGGATCGTGTTCCGGAAAATTCCGCGTCCGGCCGCCGTTCGCTTTGGTCGGGCTGCACGGTTCGCTGAAATACTTGATGAGCGCTTTTCCGCGCTGGTCTTTTCGGGCCTCCAGGCCAAGCGCTTCCGCCACGCCTTCCAAGCTCCCGGGAAGTCCTAGCGCGAGCGACCAGACCATCGTGCAGCGCCACTGCCGCGGATCACATCTGATCCCGAAGTGCTTCTCTATACAGACCCGTTCAAAGTTGGCATTGAACGCGGTTTTGATCACAGCTGGGTCGGCGAGATCCAGCCGCACCCGTTCCGGCAAATCCTCAAAGGCCGTCAGATCCACGACGTGCACCGGGCCGTCGTCGTAGGCGTAGGCGAAAAGCAGGATCTCAAAATCTGGTGCCTCGACATACCGGTACACGCCGCAGTCCTTGAGGTTTATGCTGGAATAGGTTTCGATATCGATCGAAAGAACGGGCATAATGGCCTCCTCGCGGTGAAAGAAAGGGAGACCCGAAATCTCGAATCTCCCTATTCACCTCAGTTCAGGAAATCATCGTCTCCGAAGTCCATAACGTCGTCGAAGTCGACATCCGCAAATTCATCTTCAAGTCGTGCGCGGCCGCCGAGATATTCGCCGTCCTGGACCTTGACAACGTTATTGATGCCGGCGCCGATACCCTTATTGCCGTTCTTGTTGTAGGCATAGAAGTTCAGGCTCACCCGGGCGTAGCAGCCGGAGTAGACCTCGGTGCTGTCCGTGATCTCCTGGAATCGCATTTTCCCGTCCGGGCCCCTCCCGATCGGTTTGGCGATGCCGGGCTTTGTGAGGCTAGAAGCGTTGATGAAGTAGTGGCCGGCATAGGCAGGATCGTCTGGCCGGTCCGTGTCGCCGTCCCGAAGCGGCTTTTTCAGGTTCGGCGGGAGCTTGCCGCCCCACTTGCTTTTGATGCCGTCCTGGATCGCCGCGTCGATGGCTGCTTTGATCTTGCGCAGCGTTTCCTTGTCTTCTTTGGGGATGAGAATGCTGCAGCTGTACCGCTCGAGCCGCTCATCCCCGTTTTCCGTTACTTGCGGCTCGAAAAGACGCACATACGAGAGCCGCACTTTCCCCGTGATCACTTTCGTCGCTTCGGCACTGTTCGCCATGTCGATCAGTCCTCCCAGTTTTCGTTTGCGAATTCGTGTTCGATGCTATTGAGTTCCGGCCGCGGGTCTGTCTCTGGTACGAGGACCGGTTTGCCGGGCGGTTTCTGGATCAGCTCGCCTAGGATTTCAGCCAATTGCTTCTTGCCGACCCGTTTCTCGAGCTCGCCGATTCCGAAGAGCTCACGCGGTTTGAGATATACATCCGGCTCGAACCCGGCGCCAGCCAACTTCTCCTTGGCCGCTTCCGGATTTGTGATGATTCGGTTGCTTCGGCCTTCGACCAACTTCCAGCCGGGCACTCGGTCGCCGGCCACCGCCCGCTCAAGGGCGTATTCCTCAACATCTTTTGCCCAGTCGGCCAGCTTCTGGGCGATGTGGAGGATTTGGCCGATCTCCTCAATCGTCAGGAGATTAGGCTCGCGGAATTCGTAGGCCAACGCCTTCATGTTTTCGTCTGCACGCGCCCGGCACGTCGCTTTGACCTTGCACCAGCGACAATGATCGCCGGGGCGGAACTCCCCTTCGCCGGCATAGGCTTGTGCGGCGGCCGGGCGGACGATGTTCTCAGCCCAGTTGAGCAGTTCCTCGACGGTCATCGTGTCCGTGCTGATGCTATCGAGCCGCGGCTGGTAGATCGTCATCCGGATCTCCCGAATGTCGTAGAGGAAGCTGTATCCAGACCAGGCGCCGAGGGCATAGAGCCGGATCTGCGGGTTTCCCACCGCCGAGACCGGGACGCCCTTCCCATACTTGAGGTCGATGAGTTCAAGCGTCCCGTCCGCGATCAGCACCACGTCGCCGGTTCCCGTTTGCCCCGGGGCGGTCCATTCGGAGTAGTCGAGCTTCTCCTCAAGCAGGATCACGGCGTCGGGGCTGCGTGCCTTAGCGGCCATGAAGCGCTCCTCGACGAATTCCGTGTACTCCAGGATCAGCCGCTCCATCTCTGCTGAGTACAGTGGGTTGGCCTTGATCTCCTGCAGTCGGGCGTCGAGGCGTTTCCTCTCCGCGGAATTGCAGGGGAGCAGCTGGCGCCGGAGTTTCGTCTCGGCCAGCTCGTGCGCCAGCGTCCCCTCGTCCGAATACTCGCTGCGCCGGTCCGGAATGCCTTCCTGCAGCCTGGCGCTCGGCGGGCAGTTGATCCACTGCTCCGCCTTCGAGGCGGCGAGCAGCGAGTGTGTGCGTTCGGCGTGCGCGGCCGTCACAGCGCCATGGCCTCCAGATCGCGCTTGAAGGCGATCCGTTTTTCAGACGGCACGGCCGTAATGTTCTGCACGCCGTACTTGGCGAGCAGTTCCTTCACAGCGGCCTTCCTTTCCGGTGTGGTGCTGATCTTCCGGGCGATCTCGCGGAGCTCGACGTCGGTCGGGATCGGCTCGTCGCCGAACAGATCGCCGGCGGGTTCAGCCTGTTGAGGATCCGATGCAGGAGCCGTTTGAGGAGCCGTTTGAGCCGGCGCCGGAGCGACCTGGTCAGCCGGCTGCTCCGCCGATACGACCGGAGCGCCAGCCTCCTCCACCGTCGAAACTTCGGCGTCCGTGATCTGCTCCGGCGGCAGCCGGAAAATCGCGTAGGCGAGGTCATGCACCAGCTGCTTTGCCTCCACGGCGTTGTTGGCGGTGATGGTGATCGTGATGGGCAAGAGATGATTCCTCCTTTGCGGTGTGATATAATTGCAGCAAAGGGATTTTCTTTTGCGCGGCCATTATTCATAGGCCGCCTTTCTCATTTCCAGCCAAACCCAAATATCATTGAGATTGATTTCCCACCGGTCTCCCCAGCCTGCCACGAACCGCCACTTGAACGGTTGATAGATCGCCGGGTCCGGTTCGGCCGTGCCCAGCACATCGCCGATGATGCTTCGCGCCAGGTCGGCGGGTCCCGATCCGCCGTAGCCCCAGTTGAAGCCGTCCGGGCTGTGGTGGACCAGGTGCTCCAGCGGCTCTTGCCGACCATTCCGCACCTTCACAACCACGTTACAGCCGGATCGACGCTCGCCCGCGTAGCCGTCATGTATCGTCAGCGGAAAGCTCACAGCAGCCGGTGCGGCATGCTGCCTCTCCGCAGCTTCGGCCTGCATCTTCCGCAGACATACCGCTCCGTAGCCGATCTCCCGGTATTTCGGGTTTTTCAGCGCACGGCCGCAGCGCATGCACGTCGTTGCCATGGTTTCACCTCCTTTCCTCGATCGGCGCTGCAACGCCGTATCCTGTCGGTCCGATGACCACTGTCACAGGACAGCCGTAGGCGTCTGCGTAGATGTATGGCAGCCTTTCGTACAGCCATCCCGCGAGCTCGATGGTGATGTCCTCCCGGCAGCGGTTCGGGCTCAAGTCCCCGTCGCAGGCCCGTGCGATCTGAAAGCTTTCCAGGTCGTGCTGGATCACCTCACCACCTCCTTCGCCCACTGCCCGGACTGCACCAGCTGCACATACCGCTCAAACGTCACCCCGTACCGCTCCCTGATCCGGAGCGCTACGAACAGCCGGCCCAGGCGATCCACCGGGTCCTCGGGGTGGGCGTAGCCGTCGTCTTCGCGGCAGGGACGGGGTTGATTTCTGACGGTCACCTTTTTCCCTCCATTTCGATTGCCGGCCGCCAGCGCCACCCGTCGGCCTCAATCCGGCGGTGCATGGCCGCCTTGTAAGCCATGAGCCGGTCGAACCGATATTTGTTGCGTTGATACCGCGGGCGCCGGTCCGTCGCGTAGGCGGCGGCTTTCCGGCAGTAAAATTGGATGCGGCGGATGTGCTGGTTCACGCCCTTTCCTCCTTTCTTTCTTCTTCCTCCCACTGCTAAAATGGTATTAGTAGGAAGTTGAGCGTCGATCTTAATGGCCCCTCCGCCAAGCAATTGGCGGATGTGAATCGGGTGAATTCAAGGGAAACCTAAGTCCCCCGGAGATATGGTGACCTTGAGCCAAGCCGGAGGAAGATCGCTTTGTGTACTCCGGAAGGTGCAACGCATAGGCGGTGAGGACGATCACCAATAACCCGCCCACGAGCGCCGACA